GAGTACTCCAACTGAACGGATTATCAAGGCGCAACCCATCGTCTTCACTCTTATCATTTTGTACCAAGGTCTCTTCTCAGGTAACGCTATTAAGATTCCACAAAATCTCAAGGCTCTCTTCAACAGCAAGACCTTCCGCTTCCTTTCACTGATGTTAATTGCATTCAGTGCGACACAAGACATCGAGTATGCTCTCATCTCAACGGTTATTTTCATCAGTCTTATGTATGCTATCAAGACTCCAGAAGAACGCAAGGAGACAGGATTGATCTAAAAAATATATGGTCTACTAGTAGAATGAAGATTCATATCATTGGTGCTGGACCAACTGGGATGTCTCTCGCGTGGGAGATACTCCGTGTAGGTGATCACGACATCACGATATACGACAGAAAGCTTTCAGGTGGGGGATCGTGGTGGGAACCAGATGTAGAGACACGAGACCTCCACGCACACCGTATCGTATTTGACCGTGCTTTCGTGAATACTCACAGCCTCTTTGCAGAGATGGGTATCCAGTGGGATGATATTTTCGAACCCGTCGAGAAGGATATCTATAGTTTTATGTTTCGCTCCCTCAAACTCAAAGATTATGGCGTGCTCACATCCCTCGCAGTGAGAGTTCTCGCACACCCAGACAAGTACAAGAGTGTGTCCCTCAAAGAAGCTCTTGGAGAATTGACCCCAGGTGGTCAAGCTGTTCTCGAACATCTTCCCCTCATTATGGATGGTGTACCTTGGAATGTGATGTCTGCGTATGAGTTTGTAAAAAGTTTTGATTACGTTGCACTCTCAAAACAGTGTACCCAAAAGGGTTCCGGAAAAGTGATGTGCGACGCGATGGAGGAATGTCTGATTAATTCCGGTGTTCATTTTGTATTTGGACAGGAATTGAAATCGGTGACGTACAAAGGCGCTGGATACATCGCCGAGTTCGCGGATGAAAGTACGATTGACGAGGGTATGCTCTTTTTGTGCCTCGACAATAGTCCAGCCCTCAACTTCTTGGGGGATAATTGGGGCCTAGATGCAGAGAAGAAGGTTCGAGACAGTACATATGGGTGTATCAATGTACTCCTAGACTTTGAGGAACCCATACAATTGGGGGATGACCTCGAAATCGCAGCCTCCACTCCGTGGAATCTTCAACCCGTTGTTCTCGCAGATGGTACAACAGTGTCGTGTGTGATATGTGACCTCACAGAGGAGATACTCACATCTGAACCAGAGTTACTACAGATGGAGGTATTGAAACAATTAGAACTCCCCCAAAAACCCACACGTGTACGCATTGGTTGGGGTGCGGATTGGAATGGGGAACGGTGGACGTTCTCACAGTCCTCGGGGGTTCTCAGTCTTCACGGACAACTTCCATTCTTTGGGAAGTGCCCCACTGTTGCGATGTGTGGTATGATGTCTCCGAGACACACACCATACTCAAGTATTGAGGCGGCTGTGGAGGTATCAAGAACTTTGAGTCATCTCACATTTGGGACACGTCCACCTCTTCATCCTCTCCTTCTTACCCAAGTTTTATCAATTTTGATTACAGTGCTTATAGTTTTAATTCTAATGTATCGTAACAGAAATCAATGAAGTTTCTAGCCCGAATCCATACACCCATGTATGACCACAACGACAAAAAGTATATTCGTTTGGTCATTCCTGAAAAGTGTGCCCAAATCGTAGATAGGATGCATATAAACAAGGCGCGTCTCGTGCAACACACGCGAGTTGATAATCCCCTCGATGGCCGAGTTCTCACCGTGAAGGTTCCATTCCGTTATAGGAGAGTGATGTGCGAAGTCCGTGGACAACCCGTGCAGTCTCTTATAAAAGATGATGAAGTTGAAGTCGTAATTGAATTCAAGGGTGTTTGGAATGTTGGTGAATATAGTGGTTATTCTTGGGTGCTCTCGTCAGTCTCCGCTTCTGGCTCCGCTTCTGGCTCGGCCTCTGGCTCGGCCTCTGGCTCTTGAGGGCGCTCTGGAATCTCAACATCCACTAAACCAGCTTCCTTGAAGCCCTTGAACACACGGAGGGAACCTTGGAGACGGAAGACCTCTTGGGTCAATTCCTCAATGGCGTGCTCAATCTTATTAATATTTTCTTCAACGTTGGCGGAAGGCATTGTATAGTCATATAAAGTTTCAACTCTTTAATATAGTATATGTTGACGAGAACGGGATATCTCGTCACGGAAGGACCACTTCAGGACATTAAAAAAGAACTTACAGTAAGACCTATCGTCAACGGAGACTATGGATTCCCCCCACCGCCTTTTAAAGTTTTTAGAGCAGCTAAGAATGGAGTCTGCGTTCCAAGATTCTACGGAGTTGCTAAACTTGGGGAACCCAAGCAGGATAGACGCCCTGAACCCACACGAATCAAAACCAAATTTGCCGGCACCCTCAGAGACACAACCCATCAAAATGAAGCTCTTGCCGCTGCTCTTAAAGCAGGTCATGGAGTTCTCTCACTCCCATGCGGGTATGGGAAGACCACCGTATCCTTGGCGATAGCGTGTACGTTGGGATACCGTACAATGATTGTTGTCCACAAGCAGTTCTTGGCGGACCAGTGGAAGGAGCGTATCCAACAGTTTTGTCCAGGTGCCACGATTGGTGTTGTTCAACAGGACAAAAAGGAGGTGGAGTGTGACTTTGTGATTGCGATGCTCCAGTCGCTCTCTCTCAAGGAATATTCATTCAGTGATTTCGACTCGATAGGTACACTCATTGTCGATGAGGCGCACCACATATGTGCAAAAGTGTTCTCCCAGTCCCTCTTCAAGATGTGTCCCAAGCATATCTTTGGTCTCTCGGCAACTCCCGAGCGAAAGGATGGTCTCACGAAGGTGTTACATTGGTTTATGGGTCCAACATTCTTTGCGGTTGAGAGAAAGAACCAAGAACAGGTGGAGGTGTTTCCAATTGTGTACGAGTCCCAAAACTATAGAAATGCCCCACCGTGTACGCGAAATGGGAAACTCTCTATGCCCAATATGGTCACAGAGGTTGTCGAGGACAGAAAGAGAAACCAAATGCTTGTGGAACTGGTCAAAAAAGCGTCCGCGGGGACACGACAACTCCTCGTACTCAGTGACCGGAGGTGGCATTGTGAGATGCTTCACCAGTGTTTCCCAAAGACATCGGGCCTCTATATGGGTGGTATGAAGGAGGCAGACCTCCAGGCGTCTTCCCAAAAGAAAATCATCTTCGCGACGTTCAGTCAAGCCCACGAAGGCCTCGATATACCAACTCTGGATACAGTTATTCTGGCGTCCCCAAAGTCCGATATTGTACAAAGTATTGGACGTATTATGCGAGAGACCAAGGGAAAAAAGAACAATCCCCACATCTATGATGTCCACGACCCCTGGTCTATCTTTACGGCTATGTATTACAAGAGAATGAAGGTGTATCGCCAAGGTGGTTTCAAGATACACGGCAAACCGGATATCGAAGAAAAACCAGACTTCCCTCAGGGAAAGTGTCTATTTTTATAATCTGAATAATACATATATGTCTGGTGCATTAATACAACTTGTTTCAAAGGGTGTACAGGATGTTTACTTGAATAGTGATGAGGGACATTCTTTCTTTCGTATGAAGTTTACTCGGCATACGAATTTTTCCCAAGCCCCCAAGTTTATCAAAACTATTAGTGATAAAGACCCACACATTACTATCCCTGTTTTGGGTGATGTTATAAATGGACTGTGGTGTGAAGGTAATGTGGTCGCATCCAACTTATTCTACAATTCCACCGTTGACCTTTATATTGGGGGTCAAAAAGTTGATTCACAACACTATGATTATTATAGCGAAATATGGCCAAATTACCTCGCGGATACAAACACAAAATCTTTGAACTTTACAAATAAACACAACCCGGGTGGTGCACCGGGATTTCTTCCCTTCCATTTCTTTTTTTGTGACCACGGGGGATTCTTACCTCTCGTGTCTCTTCAGCACCATCAAGTTGAAATAAAGATTAATTTTGACCTCACCCAATTTGAAGGAATATTGGACGCCGATAAACACATAAAAGTGTATGGTAACTATATTTATTTGGACACGGATGAGCGAGAATCTATGGCCAAGCGTCATATGGATTTTGTTATCACCCAAGTACAACGCGCTGAATTTCCTTTAAACACGGTATCAGATAATAAAATTGAATCTGGTGGACAGAATGATATAGATTTGTCTATATTTAATCATCCAGTCAAGTCATTATTTTTTGGATTTGGAACAACAACGGATGATGCCCCAAATGACCGTTTTACGTTTAAAAATGCAGATATACATCTCAATGGGACACCCTTATTAGAGAATATGTCTCCATTGTACTTTCACGTTGTACAAAACTATTACAATTCTGAACACGGTGTTATTGAATACCAGTACCCCACAGACGTCATTTTCTATACACGATTTTTTGCATACCACTTCTGTGCGAAAGCGTCAGGTTATAACCCATCCGGGACGTGTAACTTTAGTCGCTTAGATAACGCCAAGCTCATACTTCGTGGATGTGAAAAGGGTTCACTCAGACCAGCCGATCAACCCCTTTATGTGTACGCGGTCAATTATAATGTACTCCGAATCCGTGATGGTTTAGCTGGAATTTTATTCGGTAACTAATATAAATGGGACGGACCGTACGTTTTGACCAAATTTATGTGTCTTCACTCGACGCAGACCCATTAGAACAGGATGTTCTCACCAGTGTCAGAAGTATTATTACTTCTGAGATTGAGGCAGACGAACTTGTTGTCCAGCGTTTAGGTATCGCGAATACGAATCCGACAACAAATGTGTCTGTAGGTACAGATTTGTTCATCACGAATGGTGAGGAAATCATTTTAGATGTAAAGAAGAGTATCCGAACGGCGCGTCTTTTTGCAGATGATAAGATTGGTATTGGTACGACAAATCCAACGCGAACACTTGAAATTCGAACATCTGGAGAGGACAGGTTCATTGTCGATACAAATCCAGATGCTGAAAGTTTGGTGACCGTGAATGGAAATACATTTTCAAGAAACTTACACACGTCAAATGTATTTAGGGTTGGGTCAAGGCTTACAGCAAACGCCACAGCTTCAAATATCTTGAGTGTGACTGGAAATACATACTCCACGAATGTACACGTGGGTAAACATCTCGTCGTTGGTTCAGAGGCTGTAAGTGGAAGTAATGTGGCGGTATTTAGAAACGGAAATGTTGTTGTGGATGGTGGGTTTCTCCAGATTTATGGGGGTATGAATATATATGGTAACTTGTCTGTAACACAAGGTATAACATATACAGCTGTGAATAATCTTGTGGTATCAAATGCTGTTATTCAGATGGGTACGGGTAATAATGGATTATACGACACTGGTGTACTTATGGTGGATGACCCATCACGTTCAAATATCATTGCTGGCTATATTCACGCAGATAATGAATTTGTCTTGGGAAGAACATTCGGTGGACCTGAGACCCAAACATTTACAGTCGATACCTCGAATACAATGAACCTTCACGTGTATGGTGAATTGTATACCGAGGGTCGTGTAGGTATAGCAAATACATCTCCAAATCACACATTGGCTTTAGGTTCAAATGTATATTTTGACGATACTGGCTCAAATGTGATGCATACCACTGGTAATGTCTACGTGAACAAACTCGCGGTTGG